CCATTTTTTATAATATTATATCTAAGTGTTCCGTTAATCGTTAACTCTAATTCTACGGAGTTCATCGCACTTGGTACAGTAACGCTTTCTAATCTTGGTGATCTTAATAATATATTTGCCATAATTATTTTTTTATTCCTAACACAAGACTTTTCTCTACATCTAAAGCGAAGGCTTTTGTTATATCTTTTGGTAGGTTTTTAAATGCTTTCTCAAATGGCTTGGTAAAGAACATACTAGGTTTTAATCCTTGTGAAAATATTCTTTTCTGTAACCAAAATCCTATCGTTTTATAGTTACCTCTTTTAAATTTACCTTCTTTATCTCTAAACCTTATCTTTTTCATTTTTGCCCATTGAATTAAAGGTTTTAAGGGTGGTTTTTTTGATTTATAACTATAAGGACTATTGGGTGCTTTTTGTGTTCCGTTTTTTACTAATGAAGGATTTTTACCTTTAACACCTAAATCTTGAAATGTACCATAATCTTCCATTAAGAAATCTAGTAAAAAAGCATTCTGCTCTTCTGTTAAATCATACTTAATAGATGAATATAAATTACCTCCACCTTTATTCCCCTTTGTAAGATTAGATCTACTTTGCTGAACAACATACTTGCCAAACTTATTTAATGCTTCATTTGTTTCTTTAAATGTCATTAGCAATGCCTTATATCGTTATAAATTAGTATATCAAAAGTAGATGTCCATCCTGCTAGTTCATTTTCAAACCTATCATAAAATGGCTCTAAACTTGCATTACCATCAAATTGATATTTTTCTTGATGTAATGTTCCTCCCCTTAAAACTTGAATCAATTTATTGGAGACTGATAATTGAGTATTCAATATATCCTGAAGATTATTGTTGCCTGTGAATAAATCAGTTGTTTCTTCTTTATTGAAATCAACAATATCCATATTTAGTATACTTATACTAAACCTTAACACACCATCTTCTTGAGACACATTATTGATTATCAAATGAGCAAGAGGAAATATATCCTGCTTATCTAAATTAATGTCATCAAGGTTTCCTGTAGTAACAGTTTTACAATTTACATCAGATAATAAATTATTCTTGATTGTCTCGGTTAATTGATAAAACCCCCTTACTCCTTGATTACTCATTTTCTTTGTTTGCTTTTAATTTGTTGAATTTCCACCTCGTTCTTTTCCTTCATAAACGTTAACATCAATAAACATTCGTGCATCTTTAGTTTTGTGATATTTTCAAATTTTGTAATATCTCCGTTAGCGAGTCCGTAAACACTCTGATACCATCCCCAACGTTGTCCAAATCCCGATCTAGCACTTGTTGTTTCTTGGTTTCCTCCTGTAAATAATGACTCATAGTTATTGACAAGTCGATCCCTAAATTCAATAAAAAAAAAACTGAACCAATGACTGCATCTAAGGGCATATGAACCATTATATCTTTATCTTCAGGTGTATACCCTTTTATTGAATATTTATTCTTTTTACGCTCCTTTATTGGTCTATAAAGCACATTCATTGCAGTATGTATATTTTGCCAATCTCCAATATAAGTATCTAAGTCAATATACTCTCCTAAAGTCATATCCTCTATATCGGGATGAAAACCGAACTCTAGGTTTCCAATATAAAAAGAATCGACTAATTTAGGTTTCTGTGAAAGTAAATCAGATAACTTTTTTGTTATCATTTCAGCATCACTCATTTTAATTGTCAATACATCTTTATGGGATATGTTGCAAAATATTTCAATCATTTTACATTGAATAAAATAATTATCATCATTCATTTCTTGAATCTTCAAAAACCTTTGATATTGCTTTAAGGTTATCTCGGATAAATGAGTAGGAACTATAATTGTTGCTTTCATAATAACATAACGTAAATTTTAATACAATTTATAAGGCATAAAAAAAGGCAGCCATTTCTGACTGCCAATCTAATCAAAACAAAAAAGAAAATTCTTATAACAATGCCATTTTTAAATCTTTTTCTAATTCAGAACATTTCTTCATCCATTCAAGTCTTTGGTTCTGAACCTTTGTTATGTATTTATCTCTTTTGTTTACATCATCTCTAAGCCTTGCGGTATAGAAATGCATTTCCCCTAGTGCTTTAATCATAGTTAAAGTTTCCTTATTATTGGGACTTTTGTTTTTCCAATCCTTTAGTATATCAGAACAAATCGTTGCATTATTCCAATATTCTAAATCTCTTATTTCGGTTATCTGTTCCATTGTTACTGAGTCCATAAACAAAACTAATAAACACTAATCAAATTATTTAAAATAGGAATAACAACTTTATCTCTTTGATTATAAGTTGAACACTCTTCGTTATCGCAATAGATAGACATCTCATCTATTTCAAATAAATACTCGTAAGTGCCATTATCGGTTCGCATATAACCGTATTCCTCGTAAGTTTCGGAATCGTGAATGGTTTTTCTTACACAGATTACATCTGCAAAAATCTCAATGCAACCAACAGTCCAATATAATTCCTCCCTGTGAATTTCATCATCACCTATAGGAATCTCAATAGGCTTTAAGTCACTAAGTATATCTTTTAATTCTTGATTTGTAAATAAGTCTTTCATTTTTTTTGCCATTAAGTTAATCAATAATTTTGGTAATCCTTAACTAAATCTAAATCATATTGATCCGCTACATAGTTAATATGCTTCTGAGTAGTAACACTCCAATAGCCGTGCTGAACTAATGTAGCATCTACTATTGTAGCAACGTGAGTTGAGTAACTCCACACCTCATTTTTGTGGATTTTTAAGTTTTGCTTATATCTGTTTAATGTAATCATTTTTGTTTTTGTTTTAATTAATAATGTAAAGATAATACAATAAAGTTATAAAACAAAATTTTTATAATAAATATTTTATTATTGTTGAATTTAGGGTCTAACTAGAATCAAGCTAGGGTCTAGGTAGGGTTAGGGTAGGGTCTAACTAATTGTGTATTTGCCGAAATTAGGCTTAGAAAGGATAGAGTAAGTTGCATATCTGCAGGGGTCTATAAGATGATTATCCTTGTCGATAGGTGTGTTTATTAATTTGCCTGTTCTATCTTCTTGCCACTTGTAATTCCTAAATTCTTGAATTGCGTTTGTGGACTTGCTTAGTATGTTTATTTTATACCTCTTTAACAAATCAATTCCTGCGTTAACTGAATCCTTACCCTTTAAAGATGGGAATATTTTATGCCCCATCCTTCTTAGTTCTTCTATAAGTCTAGGTTCTGCTGAATCAGCGTAAATCGGTTTATTTTCTAGGTGCTGATCTAGTAGGAATTGATGAATATCATTAGTAGTCATCTGAGTCCTATATAAATGCTCTCTAACGTACAAATTAAAATCTTCTATATAAACGCTTACTAAAGTAGTTGGATCGTTTGAGTAGCCAAAATCCATACCATACGAAATCAGTTCTGCAGTTGTCGGAATCTGTTCAACTTCAGCATACCTAAATACAGTTGATCTGCTTGATGCTCTTTCTCCTAATCCATAGATTTGCCAATACTGCTCATCAGTCTCTTTAAGTCTTTCAATTTCTTTTCTAATACTAACTTCAAGAAAAGGATTATTGAGATAAGTAGTTTTAAAGAAATCACAATCATTGCGAGTGATAACTTTATCATAAAGCCAATGATATTCTTCACTAGGGTTAAAATCAACTATTATTCGTTCTTGTGTTCTAAAAATTAATTGCTGCCAATCCTCCCAATACAACTCATTACCTTCGTTAATAAAAAGCAAGTCTCTTTTCCTACCTCTAATCTTTTGGCTTTGATCTAAACTAGTAAATTCAACTAAGTTCCCAAAAAGGTTGTACTCTGAATTTGACTTATTATGATACTCTTCACTATATATTTGATTGGCTCTAAGTATATCCAAGAAATCCCTTAAAACTGTTGCTCTTAAACTAGGGAATGTTTTACGACATATAGTTACAATTTTTTTGTTATTTTTTGAGCAATATTCAAATATAATCCAAAGTAAAATATTGTAAGTCTTACCACTCCTAGTTCCTCCCTGCTCAACTACTATCTTTTTGTCACTCTCAACTAAATGCTTGAATACAATATTAGTCTTTAGAGTCTTCGATCCTGTCAATTATTTCTACTTTAAAATTGTTAGGCATTCCATCTGCTCCTGTTATTTCTTGTCGTTCAATATAGCCTCTTTTCTTTCCCTTGGTTTTAAGATAAAAAATAGTAGCTGCAGTTGATCCATCTCCTATTTGTTTGTGCAGTTGTGATTCAGCAAAGTCTAAAGCAATGTTTTGTATTTCATTTACTTCTTGCTCAAACTCTTGATCATCTTTCATCCAATCATAAAAAGTAGTTCTTCCTATCCCTACATTCTTACAGGCAGTTGTTACTACCCCTAATGATTTTTCTAAAGCATCTATTATTGCTTTTTTATGTTGTTCGGTTTTGTTCATTTTTTTTCGAATCCTTTTAGTGGGTAAAAAATTAAACTATTCCTATACCCTTGTTCATTTTTCTTAACTATTTCTGTAACTCCGTGAATATTATACCAAGCAGGGTAAACTAAAATACTATTATTAGACTGCTCAAAAGTGTGATCAAAATCGGGGACACACAAAGCACCACCATCAGAGTCTTTTCGTTTAGTCAATATTACATTAACTGTGTTTTTTAAGTTACCTTTATCTTGATGAAAAGGTGCAGCAATATTGTAATTTGAAATGCTGCTAGTAAAAAGATTACCAAACCTATATTGAGGTAACGTAGTTTCTTCTATTATTTTTTTCTGTAATTCATATTGTTTAGGCATATATTTCTTAATCAGCTTTTCACTTTCCAAGCAGCTTAATAACATTGCTTTTATGAATGTTTTTGTTTTTGGATTTGTATGAACTGATGAAATAGAATTATAAGGTCTCCTTAGATGAGGCTTTGCTAAAACTGCACCTAATATAGTAGACATTTGTGGAGTCCCTATTGCTTTTGCTTGTTTCCTACTTATTCCTAATTTTTTTTGATACTGATAAATATCAGATCGCTCTAGTAATGTTTTAGGTACATTTTTACTAAGGAACTCTTCGTTGGCTATTGATATGTATTGTTTTAGCTTATCGGGCAAGTCAGTAAGATAAAAACCTATTATATCACCATCTAATTCTAACAAGCAACTTTCTGTTACTGTTGGTTGAATAAATTTACATCTTCTACCTATCCTTGTTTGATGCTCTTTTTTTGTTAATTTTAACTTTTTCATTTTACCTTATCTTTCAATCTTAACTCAGCGTTTCCTGTGCTTTTTCTTATATACATACTGCAATATTGAGGAAATAGATCTTCTATTTTCTTTATTGATTCATACACATATTTTTTAGTTCTTATTTCCTGCAAACCTCCACTTTCTTTATAGTAATTTGATTTAACAGTCATATAATCAAACCTTAGTAACTTTTTGTTTTTTATATACTGTCTAATACTATATTCATAATCTTCTCCGTGATTAGTAACTCTTTTCAAAAAAGGATCGTGACTAACAATAACACCAAACATACTAGCAATTATGTAGCTTAATTTAGTGTAATATCTTTTCTTCATAAAATAAGAGTTAGATGCGGCATATATACCGAATGTTTTAGCACCTATTTCCCTACAGATACTAAAGCCTTTTTCTATAAACTCTTTTTCTAAATCATTACACTTTACTAAGGTCTTATCATCAACCTTAACCAAAACATTATCCAAATCATCGTCAAACATCATCAGATTGGTATCTTCTTTATAATAATCCTCAATAAAATTTCTTTGAGAGCCTATTGTTGGAACTCCAACCACTATGTCATAATGATTGCCTAACGACTTATTGTAAATGCGCTCTTCATCATTATCAGCTACAAAAATTTTGATTTTAGATTTATCAATCCCATAATCATCAAGCAACCGTAGAGTTTTTTTCTTTATGGTTTCTGATCGTTTATATGAAGGGATTGCGATTTTATAATCCATTTTACTTAAAAGTTTTATGATTTTTCAAATTACTATTCGTTTCATTCAACCAACTACCTGCTCTAAAACATTCAACGTAATATTTATTTCTAGGTATTTCTTTCCAATTATCGTTCCTCCACTTAGTCCAAACAACATTGTAAGGCTTATAATTTGGCAAATATTTTTTAACCATTCGACTAATGAATTTAGGTCCCGTAGTTTGTATAACGAATCTTCCTTTCCAAATTTTGTACACATCAATTTTTAATTTCTGTTTATAATTAATTGGAACTGCGTCCATTAATAGCTTAAAAAAAGAATCGTTTTTTTCACAAGCCATAAAATCATTAATAACATACTCATTATGTTTAGGAACTATGTGATTTATGTTGTTTAAAATTAATTTTTCATTAATCAGTGAACGTAATGGTTTTATCGCAATCATATCTAAGTCAATGTAAAATCCTCCGTATCTATGAAGGATAAACATTCTGATATAATCTATTCTTTGTATTTGATACTCCATTGATAAATAAAATTCCAAATAAGAAGGATAGTAATTAGTAATTAATTCTATACAATCTTTCTCTGTCCATAACTTATACTCAAAATCATCATTCACTTCTTGTAATGTTTTTTGACTATTGACAAAAAGAGATATTTCATTAAGTTCTTTTTTCTGAATATTATGGAATACTTGATGTATAATTTTAGGTATCATACTTCTTCATTGCCTCATAAAACAAGTTAGATAAATCTGTATCATTTCCTTTTAATTTATCATAAAGAGCCTTAATAGGTTCAAATGATTCAGCAGAATACTCTAATATAATTGATTTTTTTGTCTGTTGATACATACTATCAATCTCTTCATCAAGATTTATATCATCTAAAACAGAGTAATCTACATCCTGCTCGGGTTGCCATATATCTAATCCCCAATCGTTTATTGATTTAGTTTCCCAATCATTAGCTAATATGTCCCAATCCCATTCCCCAAAACCTACATTATCTTTGATGGTAAATTCTTTTTTCTGCTTATCAGTCCAACCTTCAGCGACATCAATCCAAACTTTTTTAATGCCTGCTTCCCTACAGGCTTTCAATCTCATATTACCACCAAGAACCATCATTGCTTCATCAACTACAACGGGTCGCTTCTCTAACATTTGTGGAAATTCTTTAATGCTTTTTACTAGCTTATCGAATTTATGATCCTTTATTATTCTAGGATTATTTGGATTGCTTAAGATTAAACTTATATCGACTTGCTTTTTCATACTATTTTTGTTTTTTCTATTATGAGATTTTTAGTTTTTCGAATCATATAGTTTTGATCCTTTTTGGTTTTGAATGTTTTAGGGATTTGAACCCAAATAACTTCACTATCATCTTCAGTAAAAAGATTCCTTATACTGTCAGCAAATCCATTAATTAACTTTTTCATACTTATTTAATTTACGTTTTAAATTTTCAACTTTATTCTCTAACATATGAATCTTGTCAAGCGTATCAAGATCAACAGGAGCGAAGTTAAATTGTTTTTCTAACTCTTCTAACTTAGGGTTCTCATCTTTGTACACCTTGTAATAATGATGGCTATGAATGATGGTTGCGTGGGTAATGTCTTTCTCATTTGCTTTAAAAAACAGTGCTATGTTTACCCATCTAAGATTCATCTTTTCTCTAAGTAGATAGATTAGTAATGATCTGTAATGAATCACCTCTTTCTTTCTACTATCTTCGAAAACATTTACTTTAGTTTTCTTTATAATTCTATCACTAATTTCTTGTGCCGTCATTTCAAATATCTTTTTACTTCTGTCCAAAATTCTATCTGATATCTATAAGGTAATGCCCATTTAAACATCTCATCTATAAGGATTAAAACTCCTTTTTTTGCAGAGTCCTCATCAACACCACATTCGCTAATATATCTACTGATTAGTTTCTGTGCTTGGTCACTTGCGTTTTTCTCTCTATCTGTCATTTTCTTTTTCTTTAATATCGTTTACAATAGCTTTATACAACTCAAATATCTCGGGTCTTGTTTGTATAAACTCCAAATCTCTTTTGTATCTTTCAATATAAAGTGTAGCATCCATCAATTCCTCTTGAAGATGATTAAGCCATTCTAAGCTACTCAAATCTTTGCGATCTAGAGTTACACCGTATTTCTTTATTCCTTCATTTGAGCGTTGTTTAAACTTGCTTAAAACGCTCTTTACTATGCTATCTTTCATTTGGTTTGTGTAGGTTAATAAAATTACCAATTATTAAAATCAAAACACTTGCTATTATTATAAACAAAGTGCCTACTATTCTTTTAGCTTTCTTCATTTTCTATCTGTTTAATCAAAATATTTATTTCCTTTTCTAATCTTCTTAATCCTTTAGTAATTCCAACTATTGTGATTTGATCTATACTAGGATCAAGTATTGCTTTTCTACGTTCATCTCTAATCTTTATTTTAGAGTTGAGTTCTGCATTTAAATTCATTCAGTTCTTAATTTTAAAAGGTTGTAACACTCACTATATTTCTCCTTTGCTTTGCTTTTATATCTTTCTTTAAAAAGCAAGTAAAGTTTCTTCCTGTATTGATAATCAGTTAAGCAGTCCTTAAAATACTTTTCAGCAAACTTCTTCCCCTTACCAAAAAAGTAATTGACATTATCTGCTTGGTCTCCAACAATCATTTGCTCATAGAAATTATACCTTGCTTCTCCTGTATTTAAATCGCATAACTCTTTAGTATGGTATCTATAAACCAAAGCAGGAAACTGCAGATAATCCTTATCTATGCTTACAATCATTACTTGATCTCTTCCCCAAACTTCACTCAGCTTATTCCAATAGATAGCAACCAAATCATCTGTCTCCATTCCTACCGCACAATGCGAATCATAAGTATCTCTAACATATTTATGTATCTTTTGTAGTAGAGGTGGTCTTGTTTGATTAATCCTGTTTGCTTTATACTTCTTTGTTATTAGCTTTCTAAAGTTCGCTCTCCCATCATTGAATACAAGAACTTGAGTTACATTATACTGATCTGTTAAGTCATTAATAATGCTTTGAAATACTTCATCAAACTTATAAATGACATCTTCAATTTTATCAAAAAACATACCCTCTACGTTTTTAGGAGAGTAGCAACTTGCAAAAATCAAACTATCAGCGTCTACTAATAAAATCACTTTATAGGGATTTGTAAAAAAGGTCCATTAAAGTTCATTTGATATTCCTCATCTATATCGAAACACTCTTTTGTCTCAGCATTAAAAAAGGTTAATCTCTCCTTAATAAGTTCCACAAAGAACATATGTTGATAAGGGGTTGTATTAATAAAAAAATCAACTACATCTTGATACTCCTCTTTTAAAGAGGATTCTTTTGCAGGGTTTACTTTTCCATCTACAATTTTTGGTTCAAATTTTTTATTTTTCATATCTGTTTATAAATTTATTTCTAATGTGTAAATAATCAAACCAATACTCAAACCATCGATTGTATTCATCGTAATCATTAAATGATTTTTTGGCTTTAAGGTATTTGTTATAGGCTTCCTTTACTTCCCATTCTTGTATATCTCTTTCGATAATCCATTCGTATGACATCATTCAATAGTTTAGTTGGATAACACTCCTTACAGACTGTCCAATCGGGAAGTGATTGCATATCATTAGATGATGACGCATAGTTTCCACAAGTTGGACACTCAATAACGTATAGTGCATTATTAATTTTTTTTCGTTCTCTTAAAAGTTTTGAGTTGATCATATAAATAAATTATATTTATCTAAACTCTCTGAAAACTCTCTAACTTCCTTATCGTGCTTTGCAACCAATCCTGTGCAAAACTCCTTAACTTCATCTACGTTTTGAATACTTAAATTGTTATTAGATGAAAACTCAGCGGAAACTCCCGAATTAAAGGAGTAACGAATAATGGTGTTTAATACATCTTCTGTAATGGTATAACTTTTCATATCTGTTTTTTGTTTAATGTTCAACAAATATAAACAAAAAATTTTATACTACAAACAATTAATGAGGAATTATTTTTAATGCTAAAGATTCATCTAGTAAATAGACTTCTTTACGTTCCTTTCTTTTATTCCATAAAGTAGTGGAAGGGCAATACCTTTGAACAATAGGTGGCATTTTAATATCGTCTAAGTGAAAGTAATACTCAGCCTTGTTGTCATTAACGTAGTAAAATTTAATGCCTTCTAACTCCATCAATGAATCATACTTCTTCTTCTCAAGCATTTTACTATTCCAATAATCATTTCGGAACTTCATTTCAATCCAACACTTTAATCCTCTAGGAGTCTCACCAAAAGCATCGTAAACATCATAATCATCAAGGGAAGGCTCAAGATTCCACCCAAGATTATTTAGATAATCTACCTTTTCTTTTTCTAACTTCTTGATCCTACTTATCATACAACTGATTTAATTCAGCTATCATATGATTCAGCCTTTTAGGACTACACTTACAAGGTAACTCTAGCTTATGATCAAAGCATTTAGCGTGAAGATTGCAAATGAAAAGATACTCTTCGTGAGTAATGCTTGAACCTTTACCCTCTCTGAATTTCTTCCAATCTTTTTTATCTTTCCTTACCATCTTCTTATACCTTTTATGTTGTTTAATTTTTTCCTTCTCTCATTGCATCCGCAATCAGTATTAGTATACTTACTATACCAATCAACCAAGGCTTTTATTCCTGTATATTTGGTGAAGTAATAAATTAGGTCTCCTAGTTTCATAATAGTTTTTTTAGTTTTTGCCTAACCTTTTTAAAGGTATTGTACAACGAATAGTAAGGTATGTGAGTTTTCCTTGATAAATCAGCAATAGAACTGCCATCATCAATAATCTGATAAACCTTTTTATCATACCAGAACAACTGATCCATCTGATTTTGGATTTTCTCTAAAGCCTTATCGTAATCAGTATTTTCATCAACCACAAATTCTTCTTCAACATTATCAATATCAACAATGTGAACCTTACTCTCTTTACGCTTCAAATCTATAAACAAATTTCTAAGTATTCGAAATACGTATGAGTAATTGAAATCATCATCTCCATATCTAATGTCTAAGCCTTCCTTTAGTTTTAATTGAACCTTTATGTACATCTCCTGTACGATATCTTCTGCAGTTTCATTATTGCACCCAAACGATCTAACGATGTTAACCCAATCATTATGTCTGTTTGCTATCTGTTTTAAAATTTTTAAGTAAATCATAGTCATCTCCAATCACTTCGGGAAGTCCTATTTTATTTACTTTGAACGAGAATTTTTCAAATGGAAAACCTCTGCTACGTTTACAAGATACATTAACCCTGTCCTTATGAACAGTATTCAACTCTAGTTCAATTTGAGTTTCACACTTTTTTTCTAAGAACGAACCTAGATGCCCTGTTGGCTTAGATGTGCCAAAGTTAGAATGTATTACAGTAATGATGTGGCATTTATATTTTGCAGTCCACTTCATTAAATACTGAACGCATTGATTACTTTGCTCTAAGTCATTTACATCCGAAACAAGATCAGCAATACCATCTATAATAATCAAACCAACATCTTTGATTTGCTCTAAGGATTGCTCTATGACTTGTATTCTTTCAAAATAATTTAGTTCCCTTAATGCGAAGGTATAGTATTTTTCAGTAATAGAACACATATCCACTGCCCTACGGAACACTCTAGAGGAGTGAAAGTCACTTTGTTCTGTATCGAAATGAAC